GCCACCGTGTCGAAAAGGATTCCGACGGCCTCGAGCGGCGCATGGTGGATCTCACGTTACGCGTGCAACCCTTCACCGTCGAGCTCGCGCAAGCCTTGCACGGCGACGTGCGCGCGTTGCTCTTTACGATGAGCGACGCGACGCCGAAACCGATCGTCAAGGCCGCGGCCTTCGCGCTCACCGTGCCGAATCAGACGATCACCGTGCGGCCGATCCCCGAGCTCGACGACGGCGCGCTCGTGCTGATGGACGTCGAGATCTCCGATATCCGCGCGCGGACGGAGAAGGGCGTCGACGGATTTGCGTGCGTGTTTTACGCGAGCGTCGGGCCCGTCTCGGCGCGCGAGCTCGAGGCGTGTACGGCCTGGCATACCGAGCAACGGTTTCTCACGACGCACCCGCAGCAACCATTACTCGATTTCGCCGGCGCGCCCGAGCCCGACGAGCCCCCGGGGCCGCGGCCGGCGCGCAACCGGCGCCAGGCGCGCGAGGCCTCGGCGTGACACGACGCGGCCGGGCGTCGGTGCACTTGCCGGCGTACGTGCGTGACGAGGCGATCGCGATTCCGAAGGGCGACACGGTGTACACGATCGATCTCGACGAGATCACCGTCGAGGCGCTCGAGCGCGGGATCTGTCCCGAGGATCTCGCGCAACGCATGCACGATTTACTACGGTGGCGACGCGAGGCGATTCGCGCAACAACGCCGCCCATGGTGAGGGGGTGACCGATGGCCGCGTCGTACCGTTTTTTGATCACCGACGAGATCCCCGTGCTCGTCGCATGCACGTATGAGGCGTCGACGAACGCGCCCGGGAAAACGATTTGCTACAACGAGGATGGATCCGCGCTCGTCGTCGAGCCCGACTCGGCCGGCGGGAAAATTCGCCCGACGCGGCCCGATGAAACGGCCGACTCGCCGTGGTGTTGGGCCGACGCGTGCGGCGATCTGCTCGTCTATCGGCCCGATCCCGATCACGAACCCGATCACATTGTCGCCTTTCGCATAGTGGAGTCGTCGTGAGAGCGGGATCCGTCGTCTTGCTCGGGAGCGGCTACCACGAGGCCTCGAGCGTCACGCCGATCGTGCGGCCGTTTCCGCCGGCGCCGCCTGGCTCGTACGATTCCGTCTTGCCGTGGACGCCGCCGGCCACGCGCGATTACTTGCGCGGCGATTTTTGGGCCGTCGAGTGTCCCGGCTTGCCGGCCGTCCCGGGTGGCCCGTCGGGTGGCTCGAGCGAGTTTCCCTCGAGAGTGATCACCGGGCTCGATTACAAATACGATCGATCGACGTGGTGGCCGGCCATGGTCGATCGCCACCGGGAGCGCGGATATACCCACTGGCTCCGCTGGTCAAGCAACGCGCTGTACGACGGGCCCGAGTACGGCGGCAACCCCTCGATCGCGAAATTCGTCGACGATTGCGGATTACTCAAGCGGCTCGGCGTGCCGTACGTCGTCGTCTCGCTCACGAGCAAGGTCTTTGATCCGCGCGATCCCACCCTGGCCCAATATCAGGATCGCGTGGGCCCGTTGCTCGAGGCGTTGCTCGCCGCGCGCGCCGTCGACGAAGTGATCCCCGGTTTCGAGTGGGACGCCTTCAACACGCCCGGGCAACCCACGATCGATATTTTCAAATGGGTCGGACAAACGGCGCACGCGCGCGGCATCTCGTGTTGGGCGCACTTTTTCCCCGAACATACGTCGTGGTTTGCCGACGGCGATCCCCGCGGCCGCTATGGATTTTGGGACGATCTCGGCGCCGACGTCGACGGCCTCGACTACCAGGCCGACGCCTCGTGGGACGTGCCGATGCTGCAAGCGAAAATCGTCGACACGCTCAAGCAATTCGGCGAGCAAGGCAACGTCCACAAGATCCGGCTCTGCGAGGATCAAGCGATCCGGCAATTCAGCGGGTACCCGACGAACAATCCCCACCCCGACGAGCTCGACGGCGCGCAACGCGGGTACTACGCGGCGTGTACCGTCGATAACGTCGCGCACACCGACGCGAAAGTGTGGGGCTACAGTAACGGCGGGATGAACGACGACGGCGGGTGGTTGTGATCGCGCCGCTCACGCGATCGATGCTCGAGGCCGTCACCGGCGATCTCGACGATAGCGATCTCGTGTTGCGCGCCACGTGTCACCCGCGCGCCGGCTTGCGCGCCGCCTACGATCGCCAGGCCGGCACGCTCACGCTCACGTGCGAGGCGTGCAATCGGCTCGTCGCCGCCGTGGTGGTGCAACGGTAACTATGGAGACAGTAACCATGACTCAAAAAGAGCTTCGTGAAATCGCCCGCAACGTTCTCGCGGATTACCTGAAACTCAAAACGCCGGATGACGTGCAGCCCGCGCCAGTGCTCGCCGCCATTTCGGTACTGCACGCACCAGAACGCGACGGGGATGACGACGCGCGGCGCTAGCAATCCCCGGCCGGGGATCTCAGCCTGACCCTCCTGGCGGAATTAGGGTTCCGGTAAATGCCACGGCAACCGATCCGCGCATGCGGCCAGTGCGGGCGCCTGGGGTGCACGATGCACGGCGGCCGCTCGGGATGGAATCGAATCGACGCACCCCCGCGGATCCGTGGCCGCCGACTCCAAGCCTTGCGAAAACGATTGTTCGCCGACTCTCCGTTGTGCGTGCTGTGTAGGGCCCAGGGCCGCATTAGCGAGGCTACGATTCGCGATCACATCGTGCCCCTGGCCGAGGGCGGCCTCGACGACGATCGCAACGTACAGGCGCTCTGTGTCGATTGCAGTGATGCCAAGACACAACGCGAGGCCGAGCGCGGTTTGGCTCGTGTCGGCGCGGGGGGGCGGATCAAGGATCGTGCCACGTGAACCCGGAAACCGGGGACCGTTCCGATTTCTACTTGTCCGTAAAGACGTCGGTAGTCAACAGGTTACGGGGACACTAGGGCTAGTGATCGAGGCGAGAGGGTTATAAAGAAAAAGGGCCGCGCTCAGGAAAACGCGGCCCAGTGGAGTACCGCCACCGGCAAAAGTGGGGCGTTTGGAGTATACGCCCCGTGCCCGAAAAAGATTGGACGCCGGCGCAGATTTACGGCCGGTTGCCGCCCAAACCGGGCAAACGGCCGCGTGGCCGGCCCCGGCTCGACGACGCCGAGAAGGCGCGCCGCGAGACGCTCAAACCGTGCCGCATGGGGCCCAAACCCCGCCCCGAGCCCCTCGCGACGCCGGCGGCACCCCGGGCGTACCTGGCGCTCGCCGACGACTACTCGAGGCGCGTCGCGGACGGGACGATCGTCGCGTGCACGTGGGTACGCCTCGCGTGCGCGCGCCAGGTTCGTGATCGGGCTCGAGCGGCCGCGGATCCCGCGTGGCCGTTTGTGTGGAGCGACGCGGCCGCGATCGAGGCGTGCACGTTTCTCGAGCGACTCCCGCACACCGAGGGCACGTGGACGACGCCGTTGATCGAGCTCGCGCCGTGGCAAGCCTGGCTCGTGTCGACGTTGTTTGGGTGGCGCCGGCGTGACGATCCGGCGCGGCGCCGGTTTACGAGTCTGTATCTCGAGCTCGGGCGCAAAGGCGCGAAGTCGACCTTGCTCGCCGGCATTCTGCTGTATCACGTCTGTTGCGAGCACGAGCCGGGCGCGATGGGGGTGTGCGGCGCGACGACGGGGCAACAAGCGCGGATCGTGTTTTCGATCGCGCAACGCATGGTCCGGCGCTCGCCGTGGTTGCGCGAGACGTACGGGTTGCAAGCCTTCGCCAACGCGATTATCAGCGACGAGGCGACGATCAAACCGATCAACGCGAAGGCCTCGACGCAAGACGGGCTCAACCCTTCGTGTATCGTGCTCGACGAGTCGCACGCGCAAAGTTTCGCGTTGCACGACGTGCTCAAGAGTAGCCAGGGCGCGCGCCGCAATCCGTTGATCGCGTGTCCGACGACGGCCGGGTACGATCTGCTCTCTGTCGGGTACGCGTTGCGGACGGCCGCGATCAAGATGCTCGAGGGGGTGCTCGAGGCCGATCACTTGCTCGGGCTCGTCTACACGCTCGACGAGGGCGACGACTGGCGCGACGCGCGCACGTGGATCAAGGCCAACCCGATGATCGGGATCACCCCGTCGTATGAGTGGGTGCGATCGTATTGCGCCGACGCGCAAGCGACGCCCGGGCTCGAGGGGGAATTTCGCGTCAAGGTGTGCTCCGAGTGGGCCAACGCCGCGAGTACGTGGTTGTCGGTGGCGGCCTGGGATCGGTGCGCGGATCCCACGTTGACGCTCGAGGCCTTCGCCGGGCAACGCTGTTGGATCGGCGGCGACCTGGCGCAACTCGACGATCTCGCGGCGATTGCGTGGGTATTCGAACGCGCCGGCGTCGTGTACCCGTTCGTGCGGTTTTATCTCCCGCGTGCCGTCGTGGCCGCCCGCGCGCGCGCCGTGCCCCAGTATCGCGCCTGGGCCGATTCGGGCGAGCTCGTGCTCACCGACGGCGACATGATCGACTACGGGCGGATCGAGGCCGACGTGCGCGCGTCGTGCAAGACCTTCAACGTCGCCGCGTTGCGTTTTGATCAATTCGGATCGGCCGGGATCGTGTCCGCGCTCGCCGGCGACGGATTCCCCGCGGCGATCCTCGACAAAAACCGGAAAACCATGACGCCGCCGGCGCGCGAGCTCGAGACGCGCGTGCGGCACGGCAAGATCCGCCACGAGGGCTCGGCGTGCTTACGGTGGCAAGTCAGCAACGCCGTGGTCACGCGCGGCGTCGACGATACGTTGTTGCCGAAGAAAGTCGATCCCCATTCGCCGCACAAAATCGACGGGATCGACGCGATGTTGCAAGCGATGAGCGCCTGGCTCACGCCGGCCGAGCGGCCGCGCGAATATCAAATGCTCGTGTTGGGAGGATCGCGATGACCGATCCGAAACGTCCGCGCGGGCGGCCGCCCCTCGATACCAACGATCGCACGGTCCCGGTGAG